CATCCCCATCGAGCACCGCAAAGCTTTAATCAACTCCATGAGAGCGAATTGCAAGCGCGGTGGGGTCATAGTACTGGTGGATAAGGTTAACGATCACCAAGGGTACTTCTCGACCGTTCTGAAGCGCCTTACGATGCAGTTCAAGCTCCAGCAGGGTGCAAAGCCTGAAGATGTCCTGACCAAAGAGATGAGTTTGGCAGGGATTCAGATCCCCATTGACCTAGCCATCCTAGGGGAGGACGCCAAGCAGTTTTTCCGTATGGGGGAGTTCGCAGGGTGGGTTATTGAGTGTTAGGGTAAACACTTATTAAATTACTTCTTTAATTCCGTGTTAGAATTCATGCACTGCAAATTTAGCAGGTTTATTAAAAAGGAAATCATCATGATTACAGTTTCAAAATTCAATGTTCGCGTCGTCAACAAGGGCGACAAGTATGGTCTTAACTTCTGCCTCACTCACAACGAGGATAAGCCTCTCGTTGAGTTTTACGACGTGCGTTATCCGCACACAGAATTTGGTCAGTTTGTCTCACGCTACTACGTGAGCACAATCTTGGGTGACGACGGCTACGGCCCGAAGAACAGTGGGTTAAACCTACACGGTGGCGTCCCTGAGTGGACAGTCTCCGCAAAGGACATGGAAACAGTGCGCGACTTCTTGAAGGGAGTGACAGCATGACAGACGCAGAAAAAGAACGTGCATTAGCAGAAACATTGAAGGATATGTATCTTAAATTGCATGAAACAAACGTTTTGATATTAGAAACTATGGGTCAAGAACATTCGCAAAGATTCATGTTTTCCGTAGGTTTAGAAGCCATTGCTACAGTTTACATGCCTATGCTTTTGGATCTTCCAAAGATTGATCAAGATAAATTTTTTGACAAGTTCAAGGAAACGCTGATTAGACGAGCAGAATTGGATTTAGCTGAAATGAGAGAGGATGGAACAAACGTATGGGAACACTAAAGAAAACCGTGGCGAAAGCCGCGCCAAAGAAACCCGCGAAGAAGCTGGTGATGGAATACATCCCACCGAATAAAGCGGTAAAGCGCGAGCAAACGTTCGACATGCCCATGGAGGTGAAAGAGTGGATCGACCAAGCCGCCAGTCGCATGAAGAGCATGCAAGGCAAGATAGAGCGCCTAGAGACTGAGATCAAAGAACTCAAGAGCTACAAGAAGTGGGCAGAGCATCGCATCTTAGGGAGCGCACCAGAATGAGCGCACAAGGCAAAGAGTCTGGCGCCAAGATGCCCAAGCATGAAAGCAAGATGTCGTTTTACAACCAAGATGGTGATGAAGTGGGAGTGCTTGACTTCACTGGAGCACACTTAACATTCGAGGGAAACGCCGACGAGAGCGCAATCGTATTCATGGACAACGTTAGTACAGTATTCCTATACAGACTCATGTTGGAATACAACAAAGGATACAAAGCAGGCAAAGACTTCACAAAGAAATAAACTTCAGGTTAAACTAATGCACGTATGAATGCGCTGAAACAATTGCGTGAAAGGACATATATGCAAAATACATCAAGAATGTTAGCTGTCACTAACGTACAGTCTAAAATAGACAACTTTAGAGGAGCATGACATGGCAGAAGGCAAGAAGACAGGCGGGAGGGTGGCTGGAACGCCCAACAAGGTCACAAAAGAGGCGCGTGAGGCTATAGCTTTCTTTGTAGATCAAAACGCTCATAGGCTCACTGAGTGGCTTGACCAAGTTGCGGCTGGTGTGAAGGCTGAGGATCCTGAGACTGGTGAGGAGAAGTACATCGTCCCACCAAACCCAGCCAAAGCGTTTGACATGTTCCAATCGGTGGTGGAGTACCACGTACCTAAGCTAGCGCGTATGGAGCACGTAGGCAATGATGATAGGCCAATCACGATTGAGGTTGCACACACTGTGTTTGGCCCAGTGCTTGAACATATTAAGTTGGATCGTCAGAGCAGATGAGCGCACTTGATGACCTGTTGGCTGACCCCAACCTGATCAAAGAATTTGAAGCGCTTAACCCAATACAACAAACGGTCGTCGCATGGCAGATGAAGTGGTTGGGTGTTCAGGCACACAAGCACCAGATTGAACCTGCTGGAGACTGGTGGAACATATGGCTGATGCTAGCGGGTCGTGGAGCGGGCAAAACACGCGCCAGCGCCGAGACACTCGCATCATGGGCATGGGAGCAACCCAACACACGGTGGCTTGTCTCAGCCCCTACCAGTGGCGACTTGAAGGGTACATGCTTTGAGGGTGACTCAGGGCTTATATCCGTGATCCCTGCGTCGTTGGTGGCGAAGTACAACTCCAGCCTACATGAGATCCACCTTATCAATGGGAGCTTCATCAAGGGCATCCCAGCGTCGGAGCCTGAGCGCTTCCGCGGCCCACAGTTCCACGGTGGGTGGCTGGATGAGCTAGCGGCTTGGGAGTATCTACGCGAGTCTTGGGACATGATCCAATTCGGCATACGACTAGGACAGCGCACTAAGCTCATATGCTCGACTACGCCTAAGCCCAAAGAAGTGATCATGGAGTTGATCGAGCGTGAGGGTGACGACGTGGTGATCACACGCGCCAGCACGTACAGCAACATGAAGAATTTGGCGCCATCGTTCCAGAAGCAGATCCTTCAGTACGAGGGTACGAACCTTGGACGCCAAGAGATCCACGCCGAGATCATTGACCCTGAAGAGGGCGGTATTGTTAAGAGGAATTGGTTCAAGCTATGGCCTGCCACCAAGCCGTTCCCTAAGCTTGAGTACATCATTCAGTCCTATGACTGCGCGACGTCTGACAAGACGCATAACGACCCTACAGGGTGCATTACATTGGGCGCGTTCAAGCCTATGGACGGTGGCATGTGCGTGATGGTGTTGGACTGTTGGCAAGAGCACCTACAGTACCCTGATCTACGCCCTAAGGTGATCGACGAGTACGAGACGGTGTACGGTGAGGGACGCGAGAAGAAGTTGGTGGACTTGATACTGGTGGAGGACAAGTCAGCGGGTATAAGTCTTATACAAGACTTGCAACGTGCGCACCTGCCCGTGCATGCTTATAACCCCGGTCGGGCTGACAAGATTCAGCGTTTGAGCATCGTGGCTAACATCATCAAAGCTGGGCGCGTGTGGGTGCCTGAGAGCAGTGTAAGGAAGGGCTACGTGCGCGATTGGGCTGAAGGCATGGTCAGTCAGATCTGTAGCTTCCCTGAGACGGTGCATGATGAGTTCGTTGACTGTATCAGTCAGGGATTACGATACATGCGTGATGGCGGTTGGATCAGCATTGACGCCCCACCACGCGAGGATCTGGACGACGACGACATCTTTGATGCTGACGAGTACAACCAACGTGCTCGCGGTAAAGTAAACCCCTACGCAGAATAATACCGTCCTGAGGACGGCATTACGTGAAACTTACAAATATAAAGTGTGGACTTGACAAGATGGCGAAGGCATAATACGTGGCACTCATGAAGGACATTCCATGATCCCAGACAACTCACGTAAGAAGATGGAGCAACTCCGCCAAGAGATGGCGTTTCGTGCTCAGTTGCAACAGCAGTACGACAAAGAGATGTCGAAGGTTCCAATGGCACAGATGATCCCATTCAGCCAATGGATGGATCAGCGCCCTAAGCCAATGAAAAAGGGTGGCGGTGTAGATGCCCTCATGGAAGAGCTACGCAAGAGCATAGGCAACGAACCTTTTGATCCTATTGGCACAGCCAAGCGCAACATCCAAGGCGCGGTAGACATTGCCAAGCAAGTCCCAAGTAACCTGAAGAGACTAGCGACTGATCCAGTGGCATACGCCAAGAGCTTGCCAGAACCTAGCGGTGAGCAGATCATGAACATGCTTCAGCCTAGCACGATCGGAGCTATGGCTGGCGTGATCAAGCCCGTTGGTGGTAATTGGTTAAGAGGTTCGGTTGAAGATTCCCTCAGACCATTAAGACGCAACACAGCAGGTGGTAATGACGTGAGTGACGTCCTTCGCCAGATGAAAGAGAAATACACGCCTGAAGAGATTGATAAGTTGCAAGAAGGATCAAAGCGCCATGTCACAGAGCAAATTGACACCTTGGAAAAGATGGACGCTTTGAACAAGTGGGTTAACAGCAACTTGACAGGCTACATCAAGAAGCAAATGGGTACGGCTGAAGACCCAGTGCGCAAGCTAGCCGAGCAAGGTATTGTTCACATTCCTGAGAATCAAGTTGGCATCAATAGATACAAGGCGCCAGCCCATAGAGAAAAGAACAGGACACAACAGCTAGGTCAATCTGAGAACGCTAAAGCTTGGGAAGACGCTTCTGACGTTGCGATTAACCCGATGCAACTCAAAGATGTTCCGGGAAGTTATCGTGAGTTCTGGATGGAGAATGCCCCTCAAGACACAGCGATCTCGCACTTGAGTGGTGTATTTGACACACAAGCTTTGGGCTTTGATCACATCATGGACACGTTGCGTCAAGACGTTGCCGCTGGTCGCATTCGCCCTGAGCAGTTGAACAAAGTGAGCATGGAGCAAGCAGTGCGTCGCACCCATGAGCTTGATCAAGAGATGGCACGTAGAATGCGTGAATCCGCCCTCAAGCAAACTGAAGGTTTCCCAGTTCACAAAGACTACGCTGACAAAGGCTACAAATGGCTTGAACTGACCAATCCAAAAACAGTGCCTAAAGATTATGTTCTGCCAGAAGGCATGAAGTTAGATACGATTGACCACCCAAGATATGGTCTTCTGCACACAGTATCTGATCCCAAAGGAATTACACAAATAGAAGCCACAAATTCTCCACAAGATGCGCTTTTGCGGTATTACAACAGAAGAGGTGGAGAAGGATACAAAGCTCTTGAAGACGCTCTTCAATACGAAGGTAACACCATGGGACATTGCGTCGGTGGTTATTGCCCTGACGTATCGGCTGGACGTTCACGCATCTTTAGCTTGCGTGATACCAAGGGTGAACCGCATGTGACGGTTGAAGTTAACCCTGTAGATAAACACCCAATAGGCTATGGAATGTCGGGCGGAAAAAGTTTTCCTGACGATTTCCGTTACGAAAGCGGAAGTATTTCGCCTGAACAGCATCAACAAATTTATCAACGCGCCAAGCAGTTGTTCAACCCCGACTTAGCCAACGACCTTAGTAGTCATCGAATGGATGTCTTTCAACAAGCGGCAAATGAAATTATTGGCAAGCCAGCAGATCGAATTGTTCAAATCAAAGGCAAGCAGAACGCCAAGCCAAAAGAAGATTACTTGCCCTATGTTCAGGACTTTATTCGGGGTAGCGATTGGACTGACGTTGGCGATCTGCACAATGCCAACATGGTTAACTCTAACAACATTAGAAAAGCTGGATGGGATGTACCTGAAGGCACACCAAAATACATTACCAATGCAGAGTATGAAAAGATCAAGGCAGACACTGACGCAAACACTGCTGGAACTGGCATGAAACGTGGTGGTAAGGTGCGCATTGCTAAATTTGGTGATATAACCAGCCAAGATGAAATGCGCCTAGCTTTGACAAAACGCCGTGGCACAACAAAATCCTAAGGAAGAATCGTGAACGCATTCGATTATGAAAACCCCAAGCACGTCGAGAACGTTGCAAGCATTGCCGCCAAGCACAGAGACTTTAAAGAGATCCCCAACGCGGCGAAGCACTTAGCTGGCGCTATCGCTCAGGGTAGCTACAAGTTCATTGAAGACCCACGCATTCAGAACGCCATCAACAAAGCTGGTCACAGCGGTTACTTCATCAATGGTAAGGAAGGCAAGCAACAGATCGTTCGCAAGGCTATGGGCGGTGTTGTGAACACTGTTGATCAGATGCGCAATGAGTTGGCTAACAAGGCTCGTTTTAAGGGTCTGAGTCAGTTGCAATCCATTGGTGCTGAGGAAGCCCCAAGCTTAGGGATTAAAGCGTACGTATCGCCCACAGGACGCCCTGACAACGGTCAGATGCCTGTAGGTGGTGTAGATACATCGCAGGGTAACTTGCCTATTGGTGGTGTGGATGTAAACCCAATGCAACAAGGTCAGCAGTTAATGCCGACACCTGCAGGAGAACAGCAAGGTATGGATCAAGTCCCACAGGGTGACAAGATTCCAACGATTGATGGGACTGGGATGGCACCGACGCCGAACTTTAACCCCGGCTCCGACGGTAGCTCACAGCACCCACCCATTCAAAGCAACATCCTCAGCATGACTCCACAAGGTCAGGCGTTGAAGGCTATGCAACCACAAGGCTTGGCACGTGGTGGCAAGGTTGAAGTGCGTCCTACCGTGAAGGATGACACGGCAACACGTCGCACTCCTGAGATTGAGACAGCCATCAAAGCACTGCAAGCTGGCATCATTAACCAAAAAGAGTACGACCGCATTGTGCAGAAGTACAAGCCTGTAAAGCCTTATGACTTTGTACCAGCGCCAGCTACTGATGAAGAAGCTTTGGAGGCGTTGATAAGCTCAAAAAAGCCTAATTGGAGGTCACACGAGGACTGGCCTGCTAATCACCCCGTCGGTTTGCGCTTAGATATTCCTTCATACGAGCACCATGGCGTGTGGGTGAACTCTATTCACGATGAGTCTGGTCGTGGCAAAGAGAATTTTCCTGTCTCGTACGGCCCTGTCTCTGCTGTTCGAAACGCCACCTTTGAGGGTATGCCCAACAAAGCTGTGCGCGTAGCTACTGGTGAGCAAAACAAAGCACCGTTTGCCAAAATCATGGGTGAGCTAGAGCACATTGACGAGAAGAAGGCTGTAGCTCACATGAAGAAGTATTTGAACCATCCTGAGTACCGTCAGATTGGTTACGATCCACGCCGTCATGGTGACTTTTATGACCGTGCAACCATGCAACCCGTAGAGAGTGCCGAGCATGTTGTGCAGATTGGCCCATTGGTGTTGGCTAAAAAACCTGTATACGCGAAGAAACGCACAGAATATGCCGAAGGCGGTGACGTGGAGGCTGAAAGCAAACTAAAAAAATTAAGTCCAGAACAACGTAAAGAAGTTGCAAAAAAATGGGCTGGTCAACTTCATTATGATCCTGCGACACCGCTGTCTAAACAAGAGATTGAAAAACACGCTGATCGAATGGTCGCACAGATCTTGGGCGTTGATAACCCACACGGAAAAACAAAGCAACAGCTTGAAAGAGAAAAAACTCTTATTGCTGACGTTCGATACAAAAAAATGAAGAACGTCCCAAATGTTAATTATTCAAAGTTTAAAAATGCTTTTTTGGTTGGGATTCCGGGCGACCCAACGGTTGGTGGTGTAATTCCAGTTAATAAAATGAAAAAGCGTTTTAGCTTGCAAATGCCAACAGCAGGTGCATCTCTTCATTCAATTGACAATCAACAATTAGAAAGCCCAGTACCTTTGTATGGTGGTTCTAGGTATGGCGCTTATGGTGGTCAAAATGGTTGGGCAAGTGATTTAGGCGCAAGCAGAGGATTATTCAATGTTGTTCAAAGACTACATGAAGAAGATCCTACTCGTAGTATTTACGGCAATACTCACCGAATGTCAAACGAGTCTTCTAATCATGCAATACACATGCTTGATTCTGCCATTTCGCACATGCGCCCTCATATGCAACCGCAAGAGCGTATTAACTATTTGAACGATGTAATACGAAATGTCAGAACGTCCACCAATGATATTGGCGACGTCAAGCCTCATTTTGTTGGCTTTGAAGATCCAAATGAATTGATGCTTCAGGCGTCCATGGATGCAAAACTTCGTAAGAAAATCTTGAACGTGTTGTCAACCAACAAGCATTTTCCCGGTGGCAAACAGATGATTGACGACATCTATTTTGCAATCAGCCACCCAGAATTGCGGAACATGGAAGTCGGTACTGCAGGACATGGAGTTTTGAAGTTTGATCCAACTCGTAAGTTGGAAAACGAGATTTCCCAGCATCCAACATATGCTCACGACATTCCGTCAAAGTTGATTGGTCAATCACGTTACCCAATTCCATTGGAAATTGCCGCTCCAAGATCAAGACAAAGATCTTTGGCAAAGGCAAAAGAGATGGGGTTGCAACTTGCCCAGCCATTTAACGACATGTCTCGAAGCATTATTCGCGAACCAATTGATGACCAATACATTAACCAATTGGGCGAATATGAAATGGCAATGAAGAAAAGACTTGGTTACAAGTCTGGTGGCAAGGTTAAACTCCACGCTGATCAAGACACAATGCAATTGGCATTGTCCAAAAAATCTAAGAAAGCCAAATGATGGACGAACTTGACCCAACACAAGATCCCATGATCACTGAGAATGAAGATGGCAGTGCTGACGTAGAACTGCCTGATGATTTGTCTGACATTGAGGAGATGCCTGATGGATCTGCTGTAGTTACGATGCCTGATGATGGCCCTGAAGAGAATCCAGACTTCTATGCAAACATGGCAGAGACTCATGACGAGTATGCGCTTGGCAAGTTGGCTATGCGTTACATTGATTTGCTCAAAAATGACAAGTCAGCGCGTGAGTTGAGGGACAAGCAGTACGAAGAGGGAATAAAGCGTACTGGGATGGGGAATGATGCGCCGGGAGGGGCCACCTTCATGGGCGCCAGCAAAGTTGTGCACCCCGCCATGGCTGAGGGATGCGTAGACTTCGCCGCCAAAGCGATCAAAGAGATGTTCCCACCTGATGGCCCTGTCCGCACCAAGGTGTTGGGCAAAATGGACGACATCAAAGCTGAAAAAGCAGAGCGCAAGCGCGACTACTTGAATTGGCAGATCACTGAGCAGATTGAAGAGTTTCGCGACGAGCAAGAGCAGTTGTTGACTCAATTGCCATTGGGTGGCTCACAGTACTTCAAGATTTGGTTTGATGAACAAAAGAAGCGTCCCTGCGTGGAGTTCTTGCCTATTGATCGTGTGATTTTGCCGTTCGCGGCGAGTAATTTCTACACTGCACAACGCGCGGCTGAGGTGCATGAGATCACAGCGTGGGAATTCAATCGACGTGTATCTAGCGGTATGTACCGCGACATTAACTTGATCAGTTCATCTACTGAACCTGAACAAACAAAATCCCAAAAAGCCAACGACAAGATTGAAGGCAAGAAGTTTGAAGACAACGAAGACGGACTTCGCAACGTTTATCACATCTACACCTACTTGGAATTGGAAGACGACAAGTATTCCAAGGGTGAGATGGCTCCGTACATCTTAATGATTGACGAGCAAGACAATGAAGTCATTGGTTTGTATCGTAATTGGGAAGAGCAAGACGAGACAATGACCAAGTTGGATTGGATTGTTGAGTTCAAGTTTATTCCATGGCGTGGTGCATACGCGATTGGTTTGCCACACCTCATAGGAGGGCTGTCAGCGGCTCTTACAGGCTCTTTACGCGCTTTGTTGGACTCTGCCCATATCAACAACGCGGCGACCATGCTAAAGCTCAAGGGCGCGAAGATGTCTGGGCAGTCCCAACAGGTGGATGTGACGCAGATTGTGGAGATTGAAGGCGCACCCGGCGTCCAAGACATTCGCCAAATCGCGATGCCTATGCCATTCAATCCACCATCGCAGGTGCTTTTCCAGCTTCTAGGATGGCTTGACACAGCGGCAAAGGGGGTAGTGTCCACCAGCGAAGAAAAAATCGCTGACGTCAACGCTAATGCCCCTGTAGGCACCACTCAAGCGTTGATTGAGCAAGGCGCGGCGGTGTTCTCCTCAATTCACGCACGTTTGCATGACTCACAAGCTCGTGTTCTGAAGATCTTGTGTCGTTTGAATCGTTGGCACTTTGATGAGATGCGCAAGTCTGATGTCGTTGCTGATCTTGAAATTACACGCGAGGACTTCCAAAAGAATACGGACGTTATTCCTGTTTCTGATCCGCACATCTTCTCTGAAACACAGCGCATGGCGCAGATGCAAGCGGTGTTGTCGTTGGCGGACAAACATCCAGACCAATTTAACATGAACAAAGTGTTGGCGCGTTCACTCAAGCAAATGAAGATCCCCAACATCAATGAGTTGATGAAGGATGTTCCAGCGCCTGAACAGCGCACGTCTGCGGATGAGAACGCGGCTATGCTGATTGGTCAACCTGCTTATGCGTACATGCAACAAGATCACATTGCTCACATTCAGGATCACTTGCAGTTTGGCATGAACCCATTCTTGGGTCAGTCACCATTTGCAGATCCAAACTATCTGAACAATTTGATCGAGCACATTAAGCAACACATGACATTGTGGTATTTGAATCGTAGCAATGGTTACGTGGCGCAGTCTCGCGGTGGTAAGCCTGTGGACGACTACGATGATCCATTGTTGACAGGCACGATTGACCAGTTGTACACGACTGTTGGTGCTCACGTTGCGTTGGATACAAAGGAAGTATTTGAGCAGTTTGCACCAGCGTTCCAACAGTTGATTCAGCAAGCTCAAAAGCGCCAACAATCACAGAAACAAATGTTGCCCCCAGATGCGCAAGTCGTCAAAGACACAAACATGGCGGAGACACAGCGCAAGACGCAAGACGACCAAGCGCGTTTGCAATTGGACACACAGAAATTGCAGATGGATATGCAGAAGCACCTCGAAGACAACAAAACAAAGATTGCCATCGAGAATGCCAAGTTAACGCATCAAACAATTACGGACATCGCCACTGGGCAAGTCCCACCAGTAGCGCCTACAATGGGCGAACCAACGGCAGAGATGCCACAACCTCAAGGAGCACCAAATGTCAACATCTGATCAAGAACAAAAAAGTATTTTTGTTAAACAACACAAGCGTTTGGCTATGGGCGAGAAGCTCAATGGTCAGACACAGCAAGCCACTGGCGCCAAGACCAATGGCAAGCCCCAAGGTGGTTTGTCACAAGCTAAGAAAAAATGATTGAACAATTGATCCATGTGATCAAGATTCGACAAGCAGAATTGGCGCAATCCCTTGCCTTGGGGAATGCGTTCAACTGGGAGTCATACCAGCGCATGGTCGGCGAGTATCAGGGGTTAAAGTTCACCCTTGATTCGCTTGACAACATATTGCGCGAAAAAGAAGGTAGAGAAGATTAACCCCAATCCTTGGGGCTAAAGGCCGCGCTGAAAAGCGCTTAAATGATGCACCTGAAATATGGTGATTTTTAGGAGTGAGTATGAGTGATAGAGAACCGATCCCGACAATTTTGGGAAGTGATGGCGTACCTGATGATCAGGAGCTGAAGTGGGCGTTCCCCGAAGTGAGTCCGGGTCAGAAGCCGTTTGGTGGTCGTGTTGTAGTTCAACTACGTCGCATCAAAAAAACCACAGCTAGCAAAATCATTTTGGTTTCCGAAACCAAAGAAGCTGAAAAGTGGCAGAACATGATTGGTCGAGTGGTGGAGATTGGCCCTTTAGCCTTCAAGAACCGCGACACTATGGAATCATGGCCTGAAGGTAGTTGGGCAAGCGTAGGCGACTACGTTCGAGTACCTAAATGGGGTGGTGATCGTTGGGAGCGCACAGTTCCTAATGAAGACGGTAACGAAGACCCTGTCCTTTTTATGACCATCAACGACCATGAATTGATTGCGAAAGTCACTGACGATCCGCTTTCATTCAAAGCTTACGTCTAATCGGAGAATTTCATGAGTACAGAAGACAAAAAACAGATGGAATTGACCATTGAAGAGTCGCAAGACGGCTCTGCAGTAATTGATTTGCCTGAGGACATGATTGCCAATGGTGATGATGTTGAAGAAAACCCAAATAAAGTCGATTTGACTGACAAACGTGACGGTGGAGAGGTATCTGCAGAGGAAGACGACCATCCAGACGACACTGATGCGGTTAGAGCGGCGAAAAGAGCGCGTCGTAGGTCTAAAAAGGACTTAATTCGCAAGACAAACGAGGAAAAAGACCTACGTTTGCAACAACTACAGCGCGAAAACGAAGAATTCAAACGTCGTTTGTCAAATGTGGAGCGTGAGACTAAGAATAGTCAGATCTTACGCATCGACAAGCACCTTGAAGACCAAAAAGTTCGCCTTGAATACGCCAAAATGAAGATGTCAGAGGCTGTTCAAGCTGGTGATGGCGACGCGATGGTAGAAGCGCAGACGATGTTTAATGAAGCACAGTCTGCAGTAAGTGAATTTGCTCGTGCAAAGCAAGTTGCAGAGCGCGAAGCCAATAACTCTAGGAGCGATGTACCTGTGGTTGATCCATCTGTACAGCGCAACGCCGCAGAGTGGATGCGTCGCAATAATTGGTATAGACCAGACACTTCGGATCGTGATTCTCAGATCGCCAAAAAGATTGACGAACTGTTAGTTACAGAAGGTTTGAACCCTTCTGATCCAGATTATTGGGATGAATTAGATAATCGCTTGCAAAAAGCATTACCACACCGCTACAATGACAGCACAGACAGTAATTCCGCTGTTAGAAAACCGAGGAACGTTGTGGGTAGTTCAGGTCGTGAAGCTTCAGCCGCATATGGTGGTAACAATCGCACACAGTTCGTGCTTTCTCCCGAAAGAGTTAAAGCAATGAAAGAAGTGGGCGCTTGGGACAATCCTACGCGCAAGAAAGCAATGATCGAAAACTTCATCAAATATGACCGTGCAAACGGCACTCGTTAACTAATACTTGGAAACCTATCATGACTGAATCACGTCTCAAAAAATCTCTCAACGCTGGTGGACGCAAAGATCGCGGAAGCGAGGACGCAGTACGCACAGCACCTGAAGATAAGTTCATTTCTACGCAGGAACGTCGCAAGATGTGGAGCGAGGAGTGGACGCAATCAGCCTTGCCAAAACTACCCAACATGGATGGGTGGCACCTTTGCTGGCTTTCGACAACCAACAGCTACGACAGCATCGATAAGCGAATTCGCCTTGGGTACGTTCCAGTTAAGTCTGAAGAGATACCCGGCTATGAAAACTATCGCGTGAAGGCGGGAGAACATGTTGGCTATATCTCATGTAACGAAATGTTACTGTTCAAGCTCCCCATGGATGTTTACCAAGAGATCATGACTCATCATCATCACGACCAACCTCGTGAAGAAGCTGAGAAGATTCGTGTTCAATTGGAAAGCTTGCAAGGTCAGCGCGACAGCAACGGTAAGCGACTTGTAGATGTCGAGGGTGAAGGTATTGGTAATTTTGATCAACAGCCAAGCAAAACCCCCGTATTTGCGGGATAACCCAAGGAGTTTAATATGAGTTCTACCTCTGCTCCGTTCGGCTTGCGCCCCGCGTTCCACCCTTCTGGTCTGGATCGCGCACAAGCGCTTGCTGGCGGTATCGTCTCTGGCTTTGCCACTGACATTTATAAAGGCGCACCCATTCGCTACAACAGCACTGCAGGCACTTCGGTCGCCGCAGGAACCATCACTAACGCCGCCGCTGGTAGCGTTTGGACTGGTGCTTTTTCTGGCGTTGAGTTCACTGACACAACTGGTCGTCGTCGTGTGAGCAACTACTGGCCTGCCAGTACTGCTTATCAGACAGGATCATGCGTGGCTTATTTCTACAACGATCCAAACATCGTTTATGAAATCCAAACTGATGCAACCATTGCACAAACCTCTTTAGGCGGTGAATACAACTTCTCTGCTAATACTGGTTTTACCGTTACTTCTGGCTCTTCCACAACTGGTCTGTCTTCGACAGGTTTGGGTGTGTCTACAGCCGTTGCCAACGGTGCTCAAGGTGATATGCGTGTTGTGGACATTGCTCCTTATGTGGACAATAACTGGGGTGATTCCTACGTTATCGTTCGTGTTGTTAACTGCCGTTCACAGTACTTCGGTTCTGTAACAGCTATTGTTTAAGGAGGACTAAAAAATGGCCGCTCCAATGCGCAGTACCGACTTTCGGTCTATTGTTGAACCCATTCTGAACGAGTGCTTTGATGGTGTATACGATCAACGCGCCGACGAATGGAGCCGTGTTTTCCGTGAGGAAGACGGCATCCCACGTAACTACCACGAAGAACCCGTTTTGTACGGTTTCGGCGCGGCACCTCAGTTGCCTGACGGCACTCCTGTGACGTACCAACAAGGTGGTGTGTTATTCCTGAAACGCTACGTGTACAAGGTATACGGTTTGGCATTTGCTTTGACTAAAGTTTTGGTTGAAGACGGTGATCACATTCGTATTGGTCAAGTTTATGCACGTCACTTGGCACAGTCTTTGGTGGAAACCAAAGAGTTGTTGTCAGCTAACGTGTTGAACACAGCGTTTAACACCTCCTATCCCGGCGGTGACGGCGTACCTTTGATCAGCACTGCTCACCCAATCGTGAGCGGTACATTCAGCAACCAATTGGCTACAGCCGCTAACTTGTCTCAGACATCTCTTGAACAGATGCTGATTCAAATTCGCAACGCTGTTGACAACAACGGTAAGAAGATTCGTTTGGTTCCACGTCAACTTGTCGTGGCTCCCGGCAACATTTTCCAAGCCGAAGTTTTGTTGAAATCTGTTCTCCGTGCAGGTAACGCAAACAACGACATCAACCCTGTTAAGTCTATTGGCCTCTTGGACGAAGGCGCGGCAGTGTTGTCACGTTTGACTAGCTCCACAGCATGGTGGGTACAGACCGACGCTCCTGAGGGCATGAAGCTCTTGATGCGTCGTCGTCTTGAGAAGACCATGGAAGGTGACTTCGAAACTGACTCTATGCGCTACAAAGCGACAGAGCGTTACGACGTTGGTTTCACTGATCCTCGCGCAATGTACGGTACACCCGGCGTGTAACGTAAACGGGGGGTGTAATCGGATTACATCCCCCTTTTTTAAATCTGATCAAGCTTTTCAAGGAGAAGATCAATGCCTCAGTTTTCAGACGACCTATTCTTAGGTTCCGCGCCCACGGCTATGGGTACAGCGTCCTATCCAACTAGCGGAACATTCACTGGTTCAATCGCTACTACTGGTGGTGGTACTTTGACTGTTACTGCAGTTTTGCAGGGCGACCCCATTTCCATTGGACAATGGGTTAACGGTTCTGGCGTAACTGCTGGTACATACATTACTGGATACGGTACTGGCACTGGAGGTACAGGAACTTACACTGTCAACGTGTCACAGACTGCATCCAGCACAACAATTTACACACAAGGTCAAGCCATTCTGGGCGATCCATCTTTGATGGACACAGGTATTGGCCCCATGGGTCGTATCTATGTGTTTGACGTTATTCCTTTGACATCAAACACTGCAAACATTTGTGCTTCACAAACTCCAGCCGCCGCAGGTAGCTTGAGCTTGCTGACAACCAGCACATTGGGTGGAAAGTACATTACCCGTGCAGACGGCGTTTCTGTTGTTCAATTGGATTGCCCACGCGCAGTTAGCGTGACTTTGGCGGCTAGTGGTACAGCTACTACTATTACCGTTACTGGTTATGACCAATATGGTCAGCGTATGTCTGAAGCAGTTACTTCAGTTGCTAACGCTACAACCAACATGAAGAAAGCGTTTTACCAAATTTCTGGTGTGACTACCAGTGCGGCGACTTCGCAAGCTATCACGATTGGTACAACTCAATTGCTTGGTATTCCAATTCGCGTAACTAGCGGTGTATATTTGTGCCACGTTGGTTGGGATTCTGGTTTCGCAATCGATTCAGGTAATTTAGCCGCCGCTGATACTGCTACTGCAACCACCACTACAGGTGATGTGCGCGGTACATTCAGCCCATCTAGCGCACCTAACGGTATCAGGCGTTTGATCCTTGGCATTATGCTTCCCGCTATTGCTGTAGGCCCCAACGCAACTCGTATCGGCGCTTTTGGTGTAAACCAAAACTTAGCCTAACCTAGGAGAACATCATGGGTCAATTTAAACCAATGGTCAAAATGATGACCACTGAGCCTTCAGTTATTCTGAAGCTCAAAAAAGGTGGCAAAGTTGCTAAAAAGATGGACGGTGGTTACATGCCTATGCAGTCAACTATGCCTGCACAAGCAATGCCTGCTCGTGGTGGTTTAGCTCCTGCGGCTAGCCCTATGGCACCATCTTTGGCGGCTCGTCGTCGCGCAATGATGGCAAAGCCTGCTATGAACCCTAATATGATGAAAAAGGGTGGCAAAGCAATGAAGCATGAGGATGCGGCTGAAGATCGTGCAATGATCAAGAAAGCTTTGGCTGGCAAGAAGTTCGCTGACGGTGGTTCAATCACTGATTCTATGGCTAAAACTACTGTCAAAGGTAATGCAGGCAAGTTCCTGAATACCATGACGGTTGACGGTGACAAGAACGACAGCGCTAAAGGCACTGGCGGCGTCAAGAACGGTAACAAAGGTGGCTATGCCAACGGCGGTACTATCTCTGGCAACGCTGGCAAGTTCCTGAACACCAAAGTTGTTGATGGCGACAAAAACGACTCAGCCAAAGGTACTGGCAATGTGAAGAATGGCAACGGTGGCGGTTATGCAATGGGTGGCACTATCAAAGGTGGCAACTGGGAAAATCGTCCTGCTGACACAGCGAAAGCTGGCAAATCTGGTGGCACAACTGGTGGCGTGAAGAACGGCAACGGTGGTGGTTACAAGATGGGCGGTACAGCAAAAAAAGCCTACGCCACGGGGGGAATTGTTGATACAGGCAAAGCAGTAAAATTGCCTAGCCGTATTAAGCATCAACCCGTGGCAAACACCATGCAGTCAGGCACCTATGCTAAGGGTGGCAAAGTGGATTACTACACTGACCTTGCTAAAAGGTTACAAAAAAATCCAGAGAAACCAAACCTTAGACTTATTAAGGCGCACACTGGCCCTAAAGGTCACGTAGCTAAAGTTTATAAAGACAAAGATTACGGTGAACATCGTGTTAAATTTTTTAGTCCTGAAGGCAAACATTATGCTGAAGGTGACTATCACACCGATGATTTGAGCGACGCTCATGACACCGCAAAAGGTCAATTAAACCGCTACAAGACTGGTGGTACAGCAAAAAAGTATGCTGATGGTGACCTCGTAGACGCATCAAAAGGCGCATACGAAAAGTCAATTGGCCCAAGTAAAGAAGATATGGATATGGCGAAGACTATTCGCAACATTCCTAGTAAACTATACGAAGGTGCTAAGAGCTTGATGGGGGTAACTCCAAAGCCTGCGGGAAGTGTTACAAAGACTGAGAAATCAGTGACTGTATCGCCTGCTAGCAAAAAGCGCGGTGGTCGTTGCTAAGTAAGGTGGGGGCTTCGGCTCCCACTTTTTAAAATATAGGTGAATCATGTCACAAATCGTTACGTACACAGGCCCAACTAGCCAAACAGATAACCAATTACGCACACAGACGTCGTCACGTTCTGCGGCATACGACCCAGTAGATAAGTTGCGCGTATCGCAACCACAAGCTCTGATTGATACCGACTTTGAATACGGTCAACAGCCTACTAAATGGGAATCAATTAACTTACAAAACAATCGACAAGGTGCGTATTACATCCCTCAGGTGTATACGACTGTTGACAATAGTGCGTCAAATAAAGGTATTCAAACAACAAGCGGAAGCCGTACTGTTACGGTTTTCATGGCGAACACTTCTGCATACGTAATAGGCACTCCAATTTTTATTCAAGGTGCAACAAACAACAACATCAATGGTTGGTGGTTGGTTACAACTGTGAGCGCAAGTACTTCTGTGTCGTTTTTAATTGACGCAAACGCTACCGCAACAACCAACGTATTTAACCCCGGCAAATCGTATGTGTACCCCGGCAATTTCTACAGTAACTGCGGTTTCCAAGTTGGATCAAATTGCATCACTGCAAGCGCAACTACAACCCCACTTTGCACAACTACCTATCCTCATGGTTTAAATGTAGGTGACTTCGTTTACATGGTGGGTTTTGCTGGCGACACCAACGTAAACGGTGCATGGATTGTTGCTACAACGCCAACTGCAAGCACATTCACGTTTACAACTGCTGTAGCGGTTACTAGCCCAACAAACAGTGCAGGTCAATTAAACGTCTACATGCGTCCTGCTGGATGGGTTGAGTCTCGCCCATACGATGGCGGTGTTGCGTTTTCTGCTGGCGGTACGATTACTAACCAACAGTTGATTCGTCAGACTCGTCGTTATTTTCGTTATCAGTCAGGTAAGGGCATCCAGTTTTCTACTGGTTCTTCTGTTCAGCCTACGTTGTTCCAACCTGTTTTGACAGCCGTTGGAACCACCGTAACGGTGACAACCTCTGCTCCCCATAACTTGGCGGCAGGAACGACAATTCAAGTGTCTGGTGCAACTCCAACTCAATACAACGGTACTTATGTTATTGGTACTGCTGGATTTAGCAAGACCACTTTTCAATATACGGTTTCTGCGTTGGCTCCTCCAACATCATCACCTGCGATTGGTAACTCAATTCGAGTGAACCCAACGCTTTGGTATGGTGCTCAGAATGCAATTGGTATTTTTGATCAACAGAACGGAATTTTCTTCCAATACGATGGTCAACAGTTATATGCAGTGGTTCGGTCATCAACAACACAAACCGCTGGTTACGTTCAAGTAACACAAGGTAACGCAACTGTTACTGGTGTTGGAACTAACTTTACGACAGCGTTGACGCCCGGACAGTTCTGCGTGATTCGCGGTCAGTCATATCGTGTGATTGCTATTGCAAGCGACACATCATTGACTATTGCTCCTGAGTATCGTGGTAATTCTTACGTTTCTGGATCATCTCCAAACGGCGGTTACATCATGTCTGTAACAATAGACACAAAGTATCCACGTTCAACTTGGTTTGATCCCATGGATGGCACTGGCCCATCTGGCTACAACCTTGATTTGTCTCGCATGCAAATGTGGTATGTTGACTACTCATGGTACGGTGCTGGATCAATTCGTTGGGGCTTTAGAGGTCAAGGCGGTGCGGTAACATATTGCCATCAAGTACAGAACAACAACGTTCAGTACGAAGCTTTTATGCGTTCTGGTAATTTGCCAGCGCACTATGAGTCTTCTGGCTTGACACCTACAACTTATTTGACAGCTTCAATTGGTACTACTGACACCACCATTCCTTTAGCTGATACGTCTTTGTTCAACACAAGTGGTTTGGCAAAGATTACTGCAAGCGGTACTTCTGGTGCTATTGAATACATTACATATACAGGCAAGACTACAACATCGTTGACTGGCGTTACTCGTGGTACAACTGGCGGTTCGGCGGCGACAGCGTTTACTGTAACCAACCCACAAACAGCGTTTGTTACTGTTGAATACGCTTCTTCTGACTCTGTTCCTTCAATCTCGCATTGGGGTTCATCAGTCATCATGGATGGTCAGTTCAACGACGATAAATCGCTGATCTTTAACTATGGTATGACTACACCATTGGCTGTTGCGAGTGCAGGCTCTTACGCATTGATGGCAATTCGTATTGCTCCATCGGTGGATAACGGTACAACCGATACTTTGGGTTTGAAAGAAAACATCAACCGCATGCAGTTGCAATTAGACTCAGTGTCTGTAATTTCTTCTGCTGTGGTTTTGATTAACTTGATTTTAAATGGTCGTATTGCGGCGGCATTCTCAGGTACTGGCGCTCAAGCTACTTTTATTTCACCTCAACAACTTGTTGGTGGATTTACATCTTCATTAGCGCAAATTGCGGTAAACGGAGCAACTGGAACAACGGCAACCATTACTGGTGGTGAATCATTGGCGGCGGCTTACGTTAACACTGGTTTGAACACTTTGGACTTGGGTGGTGTACGTGACTTGGGTAACTCAATTTTGGGTGGTGGCGTAAATAATACTGTGCCAACTTCACAAACTGGTTTGTACCCAGACGGCCCAGACATCTTGTATGTAGTCGCAACCACAACAGGCGCGGCAAACCTTCAAGCTCGTTTGTCTTGGAAAGAAGCTCAAGCTTAAAGGAGACTGTATGCCACTGATCAAATCAAAATCAGACAAAGCTTTTAAGTCAAACATCAAGGCTGAAATCGCCGCAGGCAAGCCCCAAAAGCAAGCCGTGGCGATTGCCTACAGCACTAAACGTGCGGCTAAAAAAGCTCGTGGTGGTGCTGTAGATCCTATGAACTACGACAGCGACCAAGACTACTACCAAGCGGCTGGACGCTTGAAAGATGAAGATGACGATACTGTGGAAGAACAACCACCACGTCGCGCTGTCATGGCGGAACAAAAACGCAAAGAGAAAAGCGCAAAGAAGAACTCTGCTAACTGGCAAGCTAGTGAAATGTATCGAGGTACAGACAAGCCAGAGGCTTTGAAGCAGTTCAACAGACTTAGTCGTCGCAAAGAATCAAACAATTTGTTGACCAGAGTAAAAAGTCTTTCCAAGAAAGATGATGTTGTTAGTGGCGCTGTCGCAAAAGCTTTGCGTTCAGAATGGTCTAAAAAAATTGGTGGTGGTAAACCCGCTCCATTTAAAACTGGGGGCAAGGTTAAGTCCTGCTGGTAAATCATGAAACAAGGTTTGTATGCCAATATCAATGCAAAAAAGCAAAGAATCTCTAACGGCTCTGGTGAAAAAATGCGCAGAGTGGGTAGCAAAGGTGCTCCAACGGCTAAAGACTTTAAAGAGTCAGCCAAAACAGCCAAAATGAGTGATGGTGGCAAGATGTCAAAGTCTTGTTGGTAAATCATGGCAAAGAATCCATCATTAGCTATTGGTCGTGGTGAGAAGCTCTCTGCAAAACAGGGCGCGGGTTTGACTGCAAAAGGTCGAGCCAAGTACAACCGCGAGACTGGTTCAAATTTAAAGGCTCCACAACCGCAAGGTGGTGCGCGTAGGGATTCGTTCTGCGCGAGAATGGGGCCAGTCGCTGAGAAGAGCGAAAAAGGCAGTAGATCAAGAGCATCAATGCAACGGTGGAATTGTCCCGGTTGGTAAATACAGGAAAAAATTATGACTAAAGAACGTGAAGATTTTGATGCAGACATTGCGACTGCAAAACGTGCTTTGTATAAACAACCTAATGAAAATGCACTTTACAGTCGTGAGCGCGGTCTTGGCCCCGGCATGGCTCGCCGTCGTCTTGAAGAACGCGGTGTTGATGTTGCTGGACTAGTTGCCAATCAGTTGACAGACAGCGACTACAAAAAAGGCGGAAGAGCTAAGAAAAAATCTTCTACAAAGACCAAATCCAACTGGTAAGGTAACACATGGCATACAGCGGCACAGTCGGTCAAACAGTCATCACGGTTCAAAACCTAATTGACAACGGAGCACGTCGGTGCGGTAAGTTGGCTGAAGAGTTGACCTCTGAGCAGGTGTTGAGCGCAAAACAGTCATTGTTTTTTGTTCTGAGCAACCTTATCAACCAAGGTATCCAATACTTTGCCATCAAGAAGCAGGTATACGGGCTTCAGCCGAATTTATACGAGTACTTGCTACCTGTGGGTGGGAATGACGTTTTAAACGCCCTATATCGTTGGATGACACGTCCTGTGGGCACGTATACATCTTCAGCAGGTGGCGTGACCGCAAACGTGGCTGATAGCGATACAACGACCTACTGCCAACAAAGCACTGCAAACGGGAACATCGTAGTCAACTACGGTGCGAACAATCCTCAGTACATTGGTTCAATTGGCATCATGCCTTATGTAGCTGGTGGTGGGACTGCGACATGGAATTACACGTTTCAATCGTCTCCTGACAATGCAACTTGGACGACTTTGTACACTGGTACGAGCGTGACGGTGACGGATGGACAGTGGATTTGGCAGGACTTAGACCCCAGCTCCAACGTCCAGTACTATCGCATCGTCGCTTCTGGCGGTACGACATTGGCTTTGCGTGAATGGTATCTTGGCGTGAACTCCACTGAGATCACGATGGCTCGCTTAAATCGTGATGACTACACCAACTTGCCAAACAAGAATTTCACTGCAAACCAACCGTTTCAGTTTTGGTTAAATCGCACAATTCCTCAGGCAACAATCACTTTGTGGCCTACCCCACAGAGCGCGTTCTATCAAATGACGGTGTGGTACTCATCACAGATTCAGGATGTAGGCGCATTGAGTGGTC